TACCTTTGATGCGGCACCAGAATCAGAATTACTGGTTTTACGTGACCGGATTGCTGTAGCGGATTATCGCAATGGTATTCATCAAAGCGGCGAGGTGGTACAGCAAGAAGGTTTAATTCTCATCCTAAGCCATGATGTCGATTTCATTGCAGGCAAGAGCTATGTGATCTATCTGCAAATGGGGGATGGTACCGTGGACCTGATTCCCGTTACGCCGGGTTCAGCCAAGAACAAAGTAGTTTTAGGGCGTTTACCGAACGGGGCCTTAAAGCTTAGTCCCGATGACTTTGTGAATACTATCTATACGGTGGTTAATGACGATACCAAAGGCTCACTGCCTTATCTGGTTGCAAAAAGAGAACCGGCTGACCAGTTCTCTAATACTATTACTGCAATTAATTACGATGAACGTTATTACCTCAATGACAAGGACTTTATTGATGTACCAGTAGATGATTCACCGATTTACATTCGATATGACCAGCTTGATATTAATCTGGCACGTTTGTATCAGATGCAAAGAGGTGATTTACCAACGACTGGCGAAATCAGTTTTGTAGTTGAAGCAGGTGCATTGGTTTCAAGTTCAAGTTCTTATCGACCGGAAACCAGATTTGTCTATAAATTCGACTACAACTCTAGTCCTCCAAAACGAGAGTATATCGTTCCAGCTGCATCAGAATTACCTGCTATTGATACTGGTGAGTTTCCACCTGATCTGGTTGTGAATCTGACGATTAAAGGTGCTGTAGTTGGACGTGGTGGAGATGGCGGGTTGCCACATTTGGCATTTGGTGCATGGTCTACCGATCCGGATTACAACTTTACAAAAACCCGTCGTGATGGTTTTCAGGGAGCACCCGGTCTATTAAACCGGCACAGTAAACTAAACCTGATTATTGATGGTGGAACTCTGGCTCGAGGCGGATCTGGTGGCGGCGCAACACCAAGCGGTATTTACACTGGATTGTCTTATGGTGTTCAAGGTGTTCCCGGTGGAGCTGGAGCACCTTTTGGTCGGGTTATGACCGGACAACCTATTACTAACGATTCACAAGACTGGCGTTGGTACTTAAATGGTGACTTTATGGTTG